AAACTTTTTTGCTGGTACGCCAGAAGCCCCAACTCAAAGAGGGCGAGATGCAGTTCCACGCCAACGGCGCCATCAAGGCCACCTGGCCAGCGATGCTGCCCACGGCCAAGGTTAAGCCCGAGTGGGCCATCTACGGCAACACCGCCAGCTTCATCATCGACCGCTTCAAGGATGGCCACCCCGGCGCCAGCGCTGCCGCGTGCGAGTATGTGCTGGTGATGGTGCTGGACGACGTGGGCGACCCTGAGAAGGCCCCCAACGTCCCGCCGCTCGAGCCGACGTGGAAGATCGAGACTAGCCCCGGCTCGTTCCAGTGGGGCTACGTGTTCAGCGAGCAGCCCACCAAGGCCGAGTTCAGCGCAGCGATTGCCGCGATTGCCGAGGCGGGTTACACCGACAAAGGCGCGATTAACGCGGTGCGCAATTTCCGCATTCCCGGCTCGATCAACCTCAAACCTGGCCGCAACAACTTTGCCGCCCAGTTGCGCGAGTTCAAGCCCGAGCGTGACTTCACCCTTGAGCAGATCTGCGCCGCTTTGAACGTGGTGCCCGGCGAAGCCGAGGACGCCCACCGCCCGATTCGTATCTCCGACGACGGCACCGATGACGTGATGGTGTGGCTTTCTGACAACGGCCTGCTGCTGTCCAAGCCCAACCAAGAAGGCTGGGCCGGTGTCATCTGCCCCAACAGCGCCCAGCACACCGACGGCAACCCCGAGGGCCGCTACCTGCCCGCCAGCCGTGCCTACTGCTGCCTGCACTCGCACTGCACCGAGCTGGACTCGTCCGTGTTCTTGCAATGGGTGGCCGACAACGGTGGCCCCAAGCACACCCCCGGCCTGCGCGAGGAGCTGCTGGCCGCTGCGATGGAGTCAGCCCTCAGTAAGCTGGCCCCGACGCCTGAGTACCCTGACGCCGCCGCCGCTATCGTGGCCGAGGTCGAGCGTAAAGAGCTGGGCCGCGTCGAGAAAGAGGGCTGGTATGAGCGCTTCGCCTATCTGCAAGACGATGACGCCTACTTTGACATGCAAGAGCGCCGCGAGGTCAGCCGCGCCACCTTCAACGCCATCTTCCGGCACATCGGCTGCAACTCGATCCATGGTAAGCGCTCGAAAATCGAAGCCGCCACCAGTTTTGACGAGCACCGCCAAGCCAAGGGTGCCCGCTCGCTGGTCGGCCTGACCTACGCCCCCGGCGAGTCGATCCTTTGCGCCCGTGATGGCCTGGTGTACGGCAACCGCTGGCGCGACGCCCGTCCCCCGGCCGTGGCCGGTGACGTCGGTCCGTGGCTGGCCCACGTCGAGCGCATGATCCCTGACGACCGTGAGCGCGCGCATGTCCTGGACGTGATGGCCTTCAAGGTCCAAAACCCTAACCGCAAGATTAACCACGCCGTCCTGCATGGTGGCGCGCCTGGTGCCGGCAAGGACACCCTCTGGGCACCGTTCCTGTGGGCGATCGGTGGCGACGCCCTGATCAACGTCTCCCTAGTGCGCAATGAAGAGCTGACCAGCCAATGGGGCTACGCCCTCGAGACCGAGGTGATGGTGATCAACGAACTGCGCCAGTCCGAAGCCAAAGATCGCCGCGCCCTTGAAAACCAATTGAAGCCCCTGATCGCCGCGCCCCCTGACATGCTGCCGATCAACCGCAAGGGCCTGCACCCCTACATGGCCCTCAATCGTTTGTTTGTCCTGGCTTACTCCAACGAGCGGGTGGCGATCAACCTGCCCACCGAGGACCGCCGGTGGTTTGTCATCTGGTCCGACGCCGGCCGCATGTCCTCGGCCGAGTCCGTGGGCCTGTGGGCCTGGTATAAGGCCGGCGGCATGTCCCGCGTCGCTGCTTGGTTGCGCCAGCGTGACGTGTCCGCGTTTAATCCCGGCATGCCCCCTATGATGACCGAAGCCAAGGCCATCATGGTCGAAGCCGGCATGAGCGGCGCGGAGTCGTTCCTGGTGGAGTTGATGCGCGCCCGCATCGGTGAATTCTCCAAGGGTGTCGTTGGCGCCCCCTGGCACGCCCTCTGCGACCGCCTGCAAGGGTCCGCACCTGGCGCCGTTAAGGTCGTTCAAGGCGCGCTGTTGCATGCCCTGAAAGAGGCCGGATGGGTGGACTGTGGCCGCCTGAAGTCCCGGCGGCACGATACCAAAAAACACATTTTCTGCGCGCCTGACATGGTCGAGATGTCCCGGTCCGAATTGCGCGACATGGTCGAGGACCCCCCACCGTCGACCCTGCGCGCCGTCAAGTAATAAGGGCCCGTTAAGGGCCCTTTTTTATATTTTGAACAGTACCGCCAGCAACGCGACGACAAGGGCCGCCAACGCGGCCGTCATGGTGCAGCCCGATCGGCTAATATCTCCCTTAAAGTAATTTCGCCTTCGATCTCCGCGACGCAAACTGGAAATGTCAGATCGTAACCATCAGGCGTGCGATTGGTGGCGGGCTCAATGTCGCATGGTGCCAAGTGTAGGCGCGCATGGTTTAACGCGACGTATGCCGTCACATAGTCGCTTGTAAGCATAACGCGCGGGTTAAAAACCGGGTAATCGCGCTTCGCGCTGTGATGCTTATCGATTCCCTTCGGCCGGTCCAGCTTCGCGCCGCGCCTGCCCTTCGATTTATCAATAGTGGCCAGCAAGCCCCGGATTGTCTCCACGTTTTCCGGTTTAACCGTAAACGTCGCGCGGCCGTGTTTGATTGTGATCATTTGAGGGTCTCCAAGTATTGGGCGACAGTTCGCCCCATTAAAAAAGCATGCTCAGCGCTTGGCATGTCAATCGGCGCGCCGTCCAGGGCGTCCGCTAAGTCAATCAGCCATTGCCAAAATTCTTTTACTCGCATAAGAAATATTCCTTTAATGTGGGTTTGCCGTCGGTGTATCCATTACGCCATCCAGGCAGACTTCGGCCGACAATTTGACCGGCGCGGGTTTTCCATTCGGTCTCATTTGGTTTTTGATGGCTTGGGTGCACATCTAGCGGGCCAATGGCCGCGAAAAATTCTTCTTTACTTACTTGTCGCATGGTATGAAGTCCTGTAAATTGGCGCGCATAACCGAATACGGCCCGGTTTTGAACAGCGCGTAATATTGGAAATAAATTTCCATCAATTCCACCGGCCGTCCCCTATGGTGGCCGGTGGTGCCTGGCCGTGGCCAGTCCGCGCGCGTAGGGTATCGGTCCGGCGCCGGGTTGTGTTTATAGCCGGGTATCGGACTATTCATAAACTACCCCATTATCAAAAACGCGGATTAAATTTGCGGCCGGTACATACCGGACCGTCTCGCCGTCCGCGCGGACCATGGTCCGGCCAAAATCGACGGCCACCACGCGGCCATCGATGGCCACCACGCGGCCGCGCGCGTCGGCCGTATATTTGTCATACCCTAGGCGCCGGACCACGGCGCGAGAGAATGCGACGTTATCGCCAATTGAAAATTTCATGTTTTGCCCCTTATAAATTGGCGCGATTGGCGAGGGCTGCGCTGATTTGGCCGTCTCGGTGCAGAAAATCAATAAAATCGACAAATGCGCATCGGGTATCGGTGCAATAGTCGCGTTGGCTTTTATCCTGGCGGGTCCAATCGCGCGCCGGATAGCGTTTGCGATCGGCGTCTAGATGCGCGCGCCAAAATGCGTCGCGGATTTGAGCTTGGCTTGTCATCATGGTTTATCCCCTTTAAACAGTTTGCAATTTGATAACGCGCTTTTGGTGGCCAGTAGCGTGGTCCGCAATGACAACGTCACGCGCTTGAATCGATGTACCCGCGCACAATGTGCATTTAGCACATGTTGACCGGCGCCCGCCCTCCGCGCTTGCAGGGCAGATTGTTTCACCGGGTTGTTTGTCCACGCCCACGGACACACGGAAAACGCGCATACCAAGCAAATTGGCGCGCGCGGCCTGATCGATTGTGTCCGCGCTGGCCATTACAAGCGGCGCCCACGCGCTGGCGTCAAAACGTGGATTTTGCCACTGGTGAGTGTAGCCACGGCGCCCGGCCGCGTAGCGGGTTATTTGGGTCCACATGCGCACGGGCGCGGCGAACGGGTCCCCGTACGTACCAAGCCGAACGATTTTGCCGGCCAGCGCGCGCGCGATTGTGGCCGGGTCCGCTTTGGTATAGCGGCCGCGCTTGTATGCATTAAACACCGATAAGACGGACCTGCCCACATTGACATAACAAGGCACTTCGCCCGTCTCGCTGGCCAGCGCTGGCCGGTGGATGCAATCCCCACAGATTGACGCGTCGTCGCCCGTTTTGAGCGCGTCTATAGGCGCGATATCGGACCGGATGATGAAAGTTTGCACCAGCGCGCCGGTTTTTTCGTTTTCGCTATCGCTATCGATTTTGTTGACGATGACGACGATAGGCGCGCCGTCGATTTCGGACGGTCCTTCGTATGCGATATATCCAAGGGTTTTCATGATATCGGTCCTTATTTTGTGAGGACGTCAAAGTAAGCCAGCGCGCCGACAAGCAACGCGGCCGCGATGGCCAGCACGGCCAGAATGTCGAGAATTTTGTCTTTCATGCTTGGGCCTCTTTGATGTATTCGATGACTTCCTTCATGCCGTCGGCGCTTACCGCCCACGCGTCAACGCCACCATCAAGGCAGAGACCGTGCGGGTAATAGCTATTGATCAGGGTCTCGACGTAGTAGCGAGTTACGAATTGACCGCGCTCTTGATCCCATCCGCTCTGAAAGCGCGAATCATAGAATTCGATCATTGGCGCCTTGTTATTGGTCAGGCAGTCATTGACGCCGTATTTGTCGCCGGTGTTGACAATGCGGATATTAAACATTTCAATTCTTTTCATGGTGTGATCCTTAAATGAGTGACAGGCGTTGCGCGTCGATGTTGAGCGCGATAAGCGCAGCTGCTAACGCAGCGACTTTGACGCCGGCATACTGCGCAGCGTCGGTGCACGCGTCGATGGGGTTGGTTTGACACTGCGTGCGCATGAATTGATATTGGGCGATGGCGTCGGTCATACAGTACTTTCACGGGTTTGTTGAACACACACGTAGTGTAAAGCATTTCCGCCCACAAATGTGCATTGTAAGGCTGTTTGTTACAAATTGTTACATGTGGACGTTGTGGGCGCGTTGTGGACTGCGTGAAAACGCGGCCGGTGTCCACGTGGCGAGCCCCTATTTATGCGGGTTTGAGCTGTTTGTGGACAATGTGGACTATGAGAATTACAGTTAACAGAAAATAACTGCTTAAAAAATAGGCAAGTAGGGTACAGCGAATTTAATTGCTTGTCCAAATGGTCCACATTGTCCACACTCGCCCGGCGCGGACTCCGGCGTTAAATTTAAGTTAGTAGGCACTAACCTATTTGTGGACTGTCCACATTGTCCACAAACCACAGTTCATACAGTGATGTACACGCATACAGTACTGTACAAACGTACATGCACCTAGCCAGGGCTGACGGCTTGTTGTGGACTGTCCACATTGTCCACAAAATGTTAGTAAGCACACACTAACCAGGTGGTGGTTTGAGCTGGAGGGGGAGGGGGTAGGGCCGAGCGGACCGGTCAACGGTAGCGTAGCGTTCAGCAACAATTTTTATTTTTTACAAAATGCTTTACACTTCCCAGCACGCATCCACGCGGCCATACATCTATGAGTTTTCATTCACTGCCACTTGTCATCAATGAAGTGCGCGCCACCGAGGCGGTGCTTAACCGCATCTACGACGCAGCCAAGCTCGGGTTGAAGGGCGACAACCTAGCGCTCGCAGCAGGCATGGTGCCCACCGCCTACCGGCAGTTGTGCGAGTTGGATAGAGTGGCGCAGCTGGCCGAACAAAAAGGCCGCGCCGACGGCGAGCTGCTTGCGTCCCAACAGCTGCACAAAGCAGCCGAAGAGGGCGACGCCAAGGCCAGTCTGGCCATTCTGCAAAACGTCCACGGCTGGGTAGCCAAGCAGGCCATCACAGTCGATGTCAACCAACAGATCAGTATTCTTGGCGCACTGGCCGAAGCCGAGCGCCGAGCAGCCGACGTGATCGACAACAGCGTGACGGACGTCATCGCGCGCGAGCCTACTCAGCCACTGCAAGCACGACTAGCACCCCACAAGCAGGCAGCCGCATAATGCAAACCACTATCTATTCGGCCGAAGACGAACAAGAGTTGATGGCCAGGCTCTGGTCACCACAGTACAAAGACAACCCACTGGCGTTTGTGCTGTACACGTTCCCGTGGGGCGTCAAGGGCACGCCACTGGAACACTTCTCGGGACCGCGCAAATGGCAGCGCGAGGTGCTCCAGCAGATCGGCGACCACATCAAGGCGAACAAGGGTCAAGTGGACTTCAACACCCTACGCCACGCGGTCTCATCTGGCCGGGGTATTGGCAAGTCGGCGTTAGTGTCATGGATCGTGATCTGGATGCTGTCCACACGCATCGGCTCGACTACGATCGTGTCGGCTAACAGTGAGTCACAGCTCCGCTCGATCACATGGGCCGAGATCACCAAGTGGCTGGCCATGTCCTTGAACAGCCACTGGTTCGAGGTAAGCGCCACCAGGCTGATGCCAGCCAAGTGGCTGACCGAGCTGGTCGAGCGCGACCTGCGCAAAGGCACGCGTTACTGGGGCGTCGAGGGCAGGCTGTGGTCAGAAGAGAACCCAGACGCCTACGCGGGTGTACACAACTTTGACGGCGTGATGGTGATCTTCGACGAGGCATCAGGTATCGCGGACGCCATCTGGGCGGTGACCGCTGGTTTCTTTACTGAGAACACCCCAAACCGGTTCTGGCTGGCGTTCTCCAACCCACGGCGCAACACGGGGTACTTCTACGAGACCTTCCACAGCAAGCGCGAGTTCTGGCAAACCAAGGTGGTGGACGCCCGCACAGTCGAGGGCACGGACAAGCAGGTCTATCAGCAGATCAT